ATGATGTCCCTCTGGGATGCGCTCCGGATGAATATGATGATCTCATATCAGGAACTTGTTCGCACCTTCCCTAAATGGAACTACATAAAAACTATAAGAAATTGCGCGTCAACGGTTTCCTTCATTAAAGGTGTTAACATGTCTCAAGAGCCCACTGTAAGCCAATTTATTTGTGGCATTATTCTTTTTGTTATCGCTGCTATTCCGCTTGCAGGTATCGGAATAGCTATGCTGGTGATGGCGGAAGGGATAGAACGTTGGTCTGGTCTTATGTTCTTAGCTTTGTCTTTTGGCATTTGCCAAAGTATCTGGAGAAGGTTCTCTGGCAAATAAGGACAATTGATTCGCCGGGCAATGCCCGGCGTTTTCAAGTTGAAATAAGTCCTCTATTAATATTATCTTTAAGCAGCCCACTCCCGTTGTTCGCACATCTCCGGCAAATTCACCCTTACCAGCGCTTCAGCGAACGGCGGCGGCACGGCGTTGCCGCAGCGGGCCACCTGCTTATCCTTCGCGTACTTCACGCCGCGGTAGTCCTGGTCGATGATGTACCACTCCGGAAAGCCCTGGGCGCGGTACAGTTCCGCTGGCTGCAGCATGCGCATGCCGATATCCACGATGCGATACACCACGCCATCCACAGTCACCAGCCCGTCAGAATCCACGCCGCAATACTCCCGCAGGAATGCCAGCACCTGCGCCGCGCGCTGCTCGTCATAGCCACCCGTCGCCAGGCTGGTTTCAACATTCCCGACATGCAGGCCGCCCGCGGTTAACCCCGGCGCTGGCGCATCAACCACCCGGCCATCCCGGCAGGTCCCGCGCAGCATTACCAGGTGCGACGTGACCGCAGCGTGGTGATTACCCGTTGTGACAGTATGAGCAGGTTGGTCAGCAGCACCGCCAGGGTGCCCAGTGTTATTAACCATCAGGTGCGCAGCGACAACGGCGTGATGATCGGTGGTGGTGACCGTGTGGACCGGTTCGTCCAAAGCCACGCCAGCGCCCTGGTAGTTCCCGCCGAAGTGCTTAACCAGATTAGCAGCCACCAACCCGAACTTGCCGCCACCGGCGGTGATCGTGGCGCTCGGTTCGTCAGCGCGATGTCCAATGCTGGCACCGAATTGCCGGGCGATGACCGGCGCTACAACACATGCCCGTGACTCTTTCAGGATGGTATGCATGGGTTTATCCAGCGGTCGTGGCTTCGCCTGGTACTCACTGCCTCCGCTACCCGCCAGGAACGGTGTTACCGTCGGTACCGCGATCGCATAGCCGTGCGTTTTTGTGATGGTCTGCAGCGGTTCCGCCAGCGACTGTCCGCGGAAGCAGTCGTATTTCCCTTTCGTCGTGGTGTGGTTGCACTTCACGATAAACGGCGAGGCGCTATCAATCACGAAGCGCTGGATGCCGCGCGCGATACGCTTAAGCGTGTTCTCCGCCAGCGGCTTCTTACGGTCGAAGATGGACTGTGCCGGAATAGACCAGTCGATACATTCCGCCGCGGTACGCCATGGCGCCAGCTTGCCACCCTGCACTGCTGGCGTTTTCGGATCCCCGTGGGTCGGCACCGGCCAGGTCACCGGCACGCCGTCGCAGCGCATTACCATGAAGAACCGCTTCCGGATGGTCGGCGCGCCAAAGTCGCAGGCACGCAGCTCTCGGTGATCAACGGCATAACCAAGCCCGGCCACCAGCTGCTGCGCCAGCTCGCCGTCGGCGGCAATGCCCAGGAACTCGCAGCACTCCGCCAGCGCCGGATGCCCGGCGGGGATACCGCCTGAGAGCATGCCGCAGAACGCCTCGAAAGTTTCTCCGGCGCGGTCAGGATCCGGGCGCTGACCGGCGTCAGCCGATACGATAAGCGGCCCCCACGTTTTGAACTCCTCCACGTTCTCCAGCATCATCACTCGTGGCCGTACCGCCAGCGCCCAGCGAATGACGATCCACGCCAGCCCGCGAATCTCTTTCTCCACCGGCTTTGAGCCTTTGGCCTTCGAGAAGTGGCGACAGTCCGGTGAGAACCACGCCAGCCCCACCGGGCGACTAGCGGTCGCCACCAGGGGGTTTACATCAAAAACGGATTCGCAGTAGTGCAGCGTGTCCGGGTGGTTGGTGGTGTGCATCGCCACGGCGTTGGGGTCGTGGTTGATGGCAATGTCCACGCTGCGGCCGATCGCCAGCTCAATGCCCGTACTCGCCCCGCCGCCGCCGGCAAAGTTATCAACGATGATTTCTCTCACGCGTATTCCTCCATGGCGGCAGCCAGCGACCGGGCCGCAGTAACGATGGCCGGTACCGGCATTTTCTCCAGCCACATGCGGTTGATGTGATGCTTCAGGCGGCGCTGGTGATGCGCCGGGAGATCCCCGGCGTTTTCAATCTGGCCGTAAACCATGCCCACTTCGGCAGGCCAGACGGTTTCGGCGACATCCACCAACAGCAGGCTTTCCAGTTGGACGATCCGCTTTGTCGCGTATTGCAGCATCTGCTCCATCAGTTCACCTCAACGCATTTGATGTTGTTGATACGCGGTGACGTTTCATTCCAGGAGCGTTCCCGGTCTGCAACGGCTAGCGCTTTTATGGCCGCCTGGCACTGAGCCATGCTCTCCATCGGTTCGACCTGCATGTTCATGCTCTGGCTTGATAAAACCATAATCAGGAAGACGTAGCTCATTGGGCTGCCTCCCCAGCAGGCATCAGTGCCTCACGCACACATGGTTTGTAGTAGTGATTGAAAGCGAATCTCAGCCCGAGTTTGGTCGGCATTTCTTGCTTACCAAGCAACTTAAGATGTTTGCAGATAGTGGTTGCAGTCCATCCTGAGTGATACCCTGCTGCACGTTTCAGGACCGTTTCAGCGAGGATGGTGCGGAAGTCATCGCGCCCGAAGTTGGTATTCTTGAAAGCGGCATTGATCACCTCATCGGTCAGGTTTGCGACGATAGCGTTGCTCATTGGGATGCTCCCAAGCGAAGTTGTTCGGCGAACTCTGCAACCGCATCCGACAGCGAGCGGTAATAAGCTTTTGACTCAACAAACACGGAGTTTTCTTCACCGCAGAAATCGATGAAACCCTCTGCCCCCTGCGCCCGCACTTCAGCCAGGAAGGCGTCGGTCTGTTTGAAAGGATTCTCGGCGTTTACGTCCCGCGATACGTAGGTGTTGATTTCAGAGACATAATCCAATGGAACTCCAGCCATCATGCAGTCTTCACCTTCGGACAAATATTCCAGGTGGTTTTCACTGATGTCGGTGAGCAGGCGCAGCATCTTGCCGTTCTCCGCACCCAGTTGATCGCGCTGGGCGCGCGTGGCATGCAGCGCCGCGGTGGTGCAGTCCAGGCGTTCGGCCAGGCGCGAAACAATCTTCGCGATGTCCATGATTGGCGTGTCGCTGCTCAGCGCCTTCGCCAGGTGATGACCAACGGCCACCAGCTCTTTGTTGCTCAGTGAATCACTCATGGGATGCTCCTCGGTGCGTATAACGTTCCATGTCAAAGTCGATAACTGCCCGCTGGTCGCGGAAGACGCCGCTGCGCCCGTGGCGGATAAGATGGCCCTGCTCTATGGCAGCCCGAATGTATTTCTCGGCAGTAGTGCGATGCAGGCCGAACATGGCGGCGATATCGTTAGTCGTTGCGCGGCCATGCTTTTTCACCAGCTCGATAATCCAGGCGATGAACAGGGTGCGCTCGCTATGCGTTTTAGGTTTAGCCATAGGGATCTCCTGTTAAATCAGACCAGCGGCTTTGCGCTGCGCATATTGGGCTTTCAGCATTTCTGCTGGCGTGGGTCCGCTGGCCTTGGCCGGAGCGGCGATAGCGCGGCGGATCGGCGGTACCGGCTTACCTGCTGCAACGCGCTCTTCCCATCCAGCCAGGACCTTGCCGGCGGCCTGGCGCATCTCGCTCTCGGTCATCTGGCGATCGGTACTCTGGCGGCGCAGCTCAATGCAGATGTGATACAGAACTGGTGCTGGCCATGGGTACTGCTCGCTGGTCGGGAACCGGAAGACCAGGCGGCGCCATTTCCAGTACTCAGTCATCACGTCATCAACGCTGAACCCGAGCAGGCAGCGCCCCTCTTTGCACCAGGCAACAAACTGACCGGGTGACGGCAGGAATGGCTTCTCCTGGCGGCGGGCAATCCGCATGCCTGCGGCCACCTGTGCCATGGTAGTGATCCCGTTCTCCTGAAATGCCATCACCCACTGGCGGCGCAGTTCGTTGAACTCGCTCTGCTCACGGAAAGCAGCCATTGCTGCCGGAAATGCAGCACGCAGCGCGCTGAACAGGGAGTTGAAGATTTCAGCCGTCTGCTCAACCTGCGGGCGTTCTGCCGGGGCTTCAGGCATGTTATGGGCGATGCGGCGAAAGCTTTCGCGATCGCAGTTCGCCAGCTGCTCAGATAGTCTTTCCATCGAACACCTCGTTGATCCAGTCTGTATTGTTGAAGTCGATGCCCTGGGCTGCTGGCCGGACCCCGGATGGGTTGTTCAGGCGTTTGGTGCTTAGCTGGTCCCACTGCTTTCGCAGGCTGGATGGGCTCAGGATGTTGGTCTTCCAGAAGCTATCCTTGCTGACCCACTTGAGTAGCTCGCAAATTTCGTAGTGAGTGCGGTTGTCCTGCTGGCGCATCAGACGGATGGTATTGGCCCACTCAACCCATTTCGGCTCACTGAGGCTTGGGTTGACCGTCAGCAGCTGGGCATAAATCCAACGGGCTGCTTTCAGGTCATCAGCCGTTCCCCATGATTTACCGGAGGGGGTGTAAATTCCGTCTACGGCTTCAGGATGGCGAGAAAGAAATTTTTCGATCGCTTCGTTTCGGGATTCGGCAGAATTCCGGGACGAGGATCTTTTAATATTTATATTGTTGTTATTACCTTGTTGTTCATGATGCGCGGCGAATTGCGCGGCCTCATGCGCGGCTAAATGCGCGGCATCACTACCGGAAGCACCGCCGTTGCTGGGTTCCTCATGCGCGGCGTAATGCTCGCCGTTATGCTCGGCCAAATGCGCGGGTAAATTGTCCATTTTTTGAGCATAAAGCATGTAATTTGTGATGGTTATCACGGTGCCTTTTCGCTTCTCTCCCGCAGTAGAAATCATCCCTTCCTTGACGAAAAGTGCCAGCATTCTCTCCACTGCGTGACGGCTTGTTGGCTCCCCTGCCCGATCACATAATTTCAGCCCGAGATCGGCTGACGTGGTCACCAGTTGTCCGGTTTGCAGCGGCCACTGACGGCCTTTAAAGTTTGCCGTATAAGGCTGACGGGCAGCGCCCAACAGAAGGTTTTCCCACAGCGTGCGCAGGAACACATCTTTCGCCCAGGGCTTCTTCAATACACTCCGGTACAACGGGATGAATCCGGTCTTCTGGTTCTCCATCCGGTTGCTCCTGACGGCACTGCGTGCCGCAAAATCGGCGTAAGCGACATTCGACATGGCTATGCCCCTTTCGCCTGGTGTTTTGTACATGCATTTGCCATAATGACCTCGCATTTACGTCCCGTATTTGCATCAGAAAGCCGTTGGTGTTCGAGCACCGCGGCTTTCGCCTTTTTAGATCCCGTCATACAGCCCCCAGCATCGTCGTCACCATCGCCATCAATGGCGCCACAGAGTCCGGGCCATCCAAGTAGAAGCTGGCGACAATCTTTTCGCTGATCTCCTTCAGCCGAACCTGCTTTGGCGCTTTGAGCATGACGGCCTGAATAGCCTCGGCGTCCTCCTTCACCGTTCTGGCGATTCGAAGCGCAACATCGTCGTTCCGAACAACGCGATCACGATAGGCCAGGGGTAAGACAGCAAGGATCACCGGTGCCAGCTGCTCGACGTTCGCGCGGTAGGAAGTTGATTTCTCTGCATGGTCCAGCCAACGAAACAGCTTCACATTCCACACGTCGGAATTGCCGGAGGTGTCGACCCCAGCCAGCTCAGCCTCCTCAGCAGCCTCTTTGATTGCCATGGCAACCGCGACGCGGCCCTCTGCTGCCGCCCAGGCACGAACAGCAGAACAGATGGCACGGTGATCAACGCTATCACCTGATTCCCCGCTGAAGTGATATTGGAATATCAGGCGTTCTGTTTGCGCTCTGTTATTCTGTTGAAAAGATTGTGTTTGCATTGTTAGTGCTCCTACTTTGGTAAACCATCAGTGGGGTTTGGGTAGAGATCGGGGCGCAGTTCGTGGGGAGTTACGCCGGTGGCCTCAAACACTGGCAGCACTCTTTCAGCAGGAATGCCTTTACGGCGCCACAACGAAACGGCCATTTTTGAAACGCCGATTAAAGCGCCAAGCGCGCTGGCCGAGCCAGATCGGAGAATTGCATTTTCAATACCAGTCATAGGACCTCCTTAAGTGAGCAAAGTAAAGCACCAATTTACCATTGAGTCAATACACGCCTGCCTACCAACTGGTAAAGCTATTGTTTACAATCCACGCATGAATAAAAAAGATCCTAACGAGAGCCTTATTTCCAGGCTGACTGAATTGAACGGCAAAGGCTTCTCCAAAACAGAGATGGCCAAGGTAGCCAATGTCAGTAAGCAAGCGGTCACCGGATGGTTCCGAACCGGCAAGATAAGCAAAGAGTCGGCCCTGGCCGTTGCTGACGCTGCTGGCGTGTCTGTGCCATGGCTGCTCGGCGAGGACGTTGGTGAGAAAGACGGCCTTAAGCCTGACGAACAGCGCCTACTGGAGCTCTATCGCCAGCTGCCGGAAGAAGAGCAGCAGAACATGCTCCGCATCTTCGCGATCCGCCTGAAGGAACTGGACGAGCTGTATGAGAAGTACATGAAGGGGCGGATTAGGTCGCAAGGGGATTAAGGTGTTCTGGTCGGCGCATAGCTGGTAGTGGCCTGACGAGACGCTTGGGTGAAGGAGTGCTTTATGGAACTCCTGTTTGGTGGGTAGGAAGTTGCTTTAGCAACGTAAAGAGAACATAATTTAAGCTGTCAGTTCTCTTTGGGGGTTCATCATGCTCAAAAAATTATTTAAACAAGCCAAGCCCAGCGTGCCTAACGAGGTCGAGGATGAGCTTGTTCAACTTTTTGATGAGATAGATGAAAAGCAACGGAAAATTGCTGAAAAAAAAGAAAGAGCAAAAGAGGAATGGCAAAATGGAGCAAGAGCAACAAAGCACCGATTCACTATATGATTTTCTTTATGTCGATAATCAACGCGCATCTTCCCTTCTCGCTCAGATGCATGGTCCAGGTGTCGTAACCTCCATTAAGCATATAACGGCAGAAATTGATAAATCTATGTCCGACGCGGGGTTTGACTTAAGGATTGTCAAGGCCAAAACCGGCGTTGAAGAAACCATAAACCAAACTCAAGAAAAAAGTTTTGATGCATCCTGGACTCTCCCAATCAACCTTCTTGATAAACTTGATGAAAACGGGCTGATAAGAAAAGACCTCAATGGAGAGCGCCTAGGGAGCACTGTTTTGTGTAAGGGTAGAATGAGAATTTTTGACATCTCAGTTCTCCAAAAAAGCGTTCCATTTATCGCAAAGATGATGGAAATGGAACAGCCAAAGTTGCCGCCGAAAGCCAAAAAATCCAATTTTAATGTTGAAGAACAATTCATTGCCCCTGGTGTAACATTTGGAATGATGAAAGAGGTTTTAAATATCGTTCCAAACACTTTGCAGGTTGATTTCATTAACGAAGCTGGCCAAACAATTTGGATGACCATAAATCGTGACTACTTGACGATTAATCCAGATGATATGGTTTTGAAATATGGTTCGAGTCTGCCAGGCGAGTGGTATGTGATTGGTTTCATTGACGCACTTCCCGAAGCGGAAGAAGATGAAATAGATACTTTATCTTTTGAGCCAAATTCAATGAAAGACGGCATTCACGGGATGCTGTCCGGTATAAGAGGATTAGCCGGACGGAGTAGTAATTCATATGGTATGACACCACTTGTTATTTTCAGGAATATTAGATAAAAAAAACCCGGCCACCGCGCCGGGTTTTTTGTACCCTCATCCACCAGCTCCGCCATCAATCCCCACCCCGGACTCCATGATCCTGACCTTAGCGTCGGGATTTTTTTTGTCTTCAATCACGCAATTTCATATCCCAAACCACCCAAGTAAAGCAACGCTGTACCTTTTATCACTTCAACGCTTGACCGGATAGTAAAGTGGTGATTTACTAGTATCACCAAGACGCACCACGAACCACCCAGGCATGGAGCCCACGAAGTAGCCGCCGACGGCATATGAATAGTCGGATGAGGTGGAGTGATTAACGCGCATCAGGTTAAAGAAATGTTCCGCCAGCCTGGCGACAAGGGCAAATGAGAGGGAATCATCATGGTTCATCAGCACTATGGCACCCAGACGGTCAACCGCGGCGCAGTTCTGCCCGGCATGCTCGTAAAGCACAAAGACAGCACCTGGACGGCATCAGCCAATAAGCGCGGAAAGCTCTACCTGCATCGTGGTATTGAGCGCACTTACACCACCGATCTGCTGGTCGAAGTTTTTCTGAATGGCGTGGGGAATGGCCTGAGCCATTAACGGAGGGAGTCATGCAAGAGAAGAAATGCACGTACTGCCGCAAACCAATCGAGCAAGGGAAAGAAGTTAAAAACGAATTGCTCTTCATCCGCGGCGCCCAGCTGGCGCGCGAACAACGTGATTACTGTCCTGTGCGTTGCGCTTCGTACGACCAGATGGCCCACGAAGCCTAACGTAAAACCCGCGCAAGGCGGGGTCTACGTCCGGTGCCACCGACCAAAGTACACCGGAATTTATACCAAAACCAAAAACACACCCAATGGGCGCTATCTCTGGCCCGGGGATCTTACATCCAAAAATGAGGATCTGACATGGAATTTTTCTACCTGGTTAAGGCCACTCAGAAGTCAGGGAAGCAAGATGCAGTGATCTGGTTTACTGCGAAAAGTGAAGCCCGCGCCGCCCTGACGCTTGATGTCGAGCTGGAAGAAGCTGGCATCGAAACTGGCCGCGGTAAGGACTACGCCAAGCCTGTACGCACCGATATGCCGATTGTTGACGACCTGCCAGAAGAAGGCGTGATTGATTACACTTGGTGCGAGCGCTACACCCTGGCCGACGACCAGCGCACCTGGAACGTGATCCCGGGCGCCGCCTCTCAGAGCGAAACCACCATCGTCCTGGACAGCGCCACCAGCGATGAGAATCAGCCGGTCGCAGCGGTAACCGCCACTGATACTCCTGATGAGCCTTATTGGTATGAGAACGGCCTGCGGGTACTCAAAAACGGCGATGAGTTTACTCGTTACGCGGTTTGCAAACTGCCATTCCGTCAACAACTGCTGGCTCAACTGACGGTGGACGAACTGCGCCATCATGTCACCCGCGGTGAACATGCGGAACTGTATGCGCTGGAGATGGATACCGACAATAGCTATGTCCAGACGCTTCTGCTTGCTGCTGAAAGCTGCTCTGAGATTAAGGCTTTCGATACCAAAGACCTGTGGCGCTATACGAATGCTATTCGAAAAGTGTTCAGCATGGATAAGCGCCATGAATTGGCTCTGCTGCTGCAGTTCACTAAAGCCTGGGTAGCCACCCCATATATTGACCGCGGGATCCTGACGCGCGAATGGTCCGCAGGTAATCGCATCAGCCACGTGCAGCGCACAGATGCAGGCACCAATGCCGACGGCGGGTATGTAACTGACCGCGGCGCAGATGCGCATCACACCCTGGACACCCTCGATCTGGAGATCGCCTGTGCCCTTCTGCCGATGGACTTCAACCATCTGGAAATCCCCGGCAGCATCCACCGCCGCGCTAAAGAGATTGTCGCGAACAAAGAAGAACCTTGGAAATCATGGAGCAAAATCCTGCGCAACCAGCCAGGCGTTCTGGCGGTCAACCGCGCGGCCATCTTCAACCTGATGCGCATCGCGCCGGAGAATATCCACCTGACGCCAGTTGTTCATCTGGAGTTCGTGAATAAGACCATGACGGCTGAGTTCTGCCAAGCGACTGAGCTTCTACCTCTGCCGTCCATCGAATCGGAAGAGGACACTCAAGCCGCCGAACAGCAAAACGCATTGCCGAAATGGGTAGAAGCCGGTGAGCAACAACTTGCTGATGAAGATGAAGCGGAAACGCAATCCCTGCCTAAGTGGGCAAATGCTGCCGACAGCCAGCCACAGGTTGCGAACCTCGGCGGCGGCATGTTCTCCATCGAAGGTCTGATGAGCGATAAACAACCAGAAAATGATGTCCGTTCACCAATTAATGAGGAGACCACCAGCGATGTGCAGATGGAAGAGACTAACCCGCAGGAAGGAGAAGCTGGTGACGCGTTACCACCAGGCGAAAGCGCTGATGCAGCTGATCCGCAAACAGTTGCCCTGAGTGCGGCTGAGGTTCTGGCCGCCGCGGCGCCGACTCTGGCAAACCATGATGAGGCGGATGTAAACAAGAAAACGGAAAACGCGCATCAGAATGACGATTCTGCGCATCAAAACGCGCCAAAAGCGAATCAGAGCGAGCCAAAAGCGCAACAACCAGAACCAGCTGTCGAATATCCAGCTTACTTCGAACCGGGCCGCTATGAAGGTTTGCCGAATAACGTTTATCACGCAGCGAACGGGATCAGCAGCACCCAGGTGAAGGATGCTCGCGTCAGCCTGATGTACTTCAACGCGCGCCATGTCGCCAAGACCATCCCGCGTGAAGGTTCAAAAGTGCTGGATATGGGCAACCTGGTGCATGCGCTGGCGCTGCAGCCAGAAAACCTCGACGAAGAGTTCAGCGTGGAGCCGGTGATCCCGGAGGGGGCGTTCACCACTGCGGCGACCCTGCGCGCCTTTATCGACGAACACAACGCCAGCCTGCCGGCGCTGCTGAGCGCTGACGATATCAAAGCGCTGCTGGAAGAGCACAACGCAACCCTGCCAGCACAGCTGCCGCTGGGCGCATCGGTTGAGGAAACCTACGCAGCGTATGAGCAATTGCCTGAGGAATACCAGCGCATTGAGAACGGCACAAAGCATACCGCTGCCGCAATGAAGGCCTGCATCAAAGAGTACAACGCCACCCTGCCTGCGCCGGTGAAAACCAGCGGCAGCCGTGACGCGCTGCTGGAGCAGTTGGCGATCATAAACCCTGACCTGGTGGCGCAGGAAGCCCAGAAACCAGCACCGCTGAAAGTGTCCGGCACCAAAGCAGAGATGATCCAGGCGGTGAAGTCCGTGAAGCCGGATGCGGTATTCGCTGACGAACTGCTGGACGCGTGGCGCGAGAACCCGGGTGACAAAATTCTGGTGACCCTCCAGCAGATGGAAACGGCGCTGGCCATTCAGAAAGCGCTGTACGAACACCCGACCGCCGGGAAACTGCTGCTGCACCCTGATCGCGCTGTTGAGACGAGCTATTTCGGTATTGACGAAGAGACCGGGCTGGAAATCCGTGTACGCCCGGATCTGGAAATCGACATCGACGGCGTTCGTGTCGGCGCCGACCTTAAAACCATCAGCATGTGGAACGTGAAGCAGTCCGGCCTGCGCGCCCGTCTGCACCGGGAAATCATTGACCGCGATTATCACCTCAGCGCAGCCATGTACATGCAGACCGCTGCCCTGGACCAGTTCTTCTGGATTTTCGTCAACAAAGACGAAGGTTACCACTGGATCGCCATCGTCGAGGCCAGCGAGGAGCTGATAGAGCTGGGCATGCTCGAGTATCGCCAGACGATGAACCGCATCGCCAACGCGTTCGACACTGGCGAGTGGCCAGCGCCGATCACCGAAGACTACACCGACGAACTGAACGACTTCGACCTGCGCCGCCTTGAAGCGCTGCGTACTCAGGCATAAGGGGAATGACGATGGAAAACATGAATATCGTAACCGCGGAGCAGCAGGCTCCAAACACTATCTCTGCCAGCAATGCCATCTTCAACGTGCAGGCATTAACCCAGCTGCAGGCCGTTGCCGGTTTGATGGCTCAGGCTGCTGTAACGGTTCCTGAACATCTTCGCGGCAACCCAGCCGACTGCATGGCCATCATCATGCAGGCTATGCAGTGGGGGATGAACCCGTACGCAGTGGCGCAGAAAACGCACCTGGCCAACGGCGTGCTGGGGTACGAAGCGCAGCTGGTAAACGCGGTGATCTCCAGTTCTAACGCCATTGTGGGCCGCTTCCACTATGAGTACGAGGGCGATTGGTCGAAATGCGCCAGTAGCCGCGAAGAGATCGTGAAGAAGCCTGCAAAAGGCGGCGGGACGTACGACAAGAAAGAAATGGTGCGCGGCTGGACCAGCGCCGACGAACAGGGCCTGTCGGTTCGTGTGGGTGCCGTCATTCGCGGCGAAAGTGAGATCACCTGGGGCGAGCCGGTCTTCCTGTCCAGCGTGATTACACGTAATTCTCCACTGTGGATTTCGAACCCTAAACAGCAGATCGCGTATCTGGCCCTCAAGTATTGGGCGCGCCTGTACTGCCCTGCGGTCGTTCTGGGCGTGTACACCCCAGATGAGGTGGAGCAGCGCGCCGAGAAGGAGATCAACCCGGCCCCCGCCCAGCGCGTGAGCCTGGCTGACATCAAAGGTGACACCGTAACAACCACTCAAAGCGCGCAGGAATCGGCGGCAAACGTTGACGCTATGGCCGATGAGTTCCGGGATCGCATTGATGCTGCTGAAACGCTGGAAGCCGCCACAGCCGTCGGCAATGAAATCAACGAAGCGAAAACTGCGCTTGGAACCACCCTGTTCACCGAACTGAAGAACAAGGCTACGCGCCGCTACCACCTGGTAAAGCACCGTAATGCGGTCGAGGCGGCGATCAACTCTCTGCCACAACCGGGCGAGCCGGGCGCAGTTGAGCAGTTCGCAGAAGCAGAGCGCGTGCTGGCAGCAGCGAAACGTCATATGGGCGACGAACTGCACGATAAGTTCAGCATCACCCTGGCAGATATGAAACCGGAATACGTGGCCTAAGGGAGGCGGGAGGGTTCGCCCTCCCGGTAACGACATGACGAAAATTACAGAACGCGGAATGATTTTCAACGGTCAGATGGTGCGGGCACTCTTGGGCGGCCGGAAGACGCAGACCCGGCGGTCTGTTAAGCCGCAGCCTGAGCTAACGGAAAGATCAGGCTTTTCCTGGAACGGCGCTTTATACGGTGCCGGGAGTGACGAGCGGGAAACAAACCGCAACTTCGCTCACGCCAAATGCCCATACGGAAGGCCAGGCGATCGCATCTGGGTGCGGGAGACTTTCGGTGATTGTGGGGAGCGGCTTGTTTATCGGGCAGACACTGACGACGGGGCGAAATGCAAAGTGAAGCGCTGGACCCCATCCATCCACATGCCGCGCTGGGCCAGCCGGATTCTGCTGGAGATTACCGATGTGCGGATCGAGCGGTTGAACAGCATCAGTGATGCCGATTGCATTGCTGAAGGAATCATACCAGTGCCAAAGGATAGGGATGATGACCACCAGTTCTGGCGCGATTACCACCTGAGCAGCGACGGTACTTTTTGCGTGCACAGCCCGCGGGAGTCAATCGAATCTTTATGGAAATCAGTACGCGGTAAATCCTTCGAACAAGAAGAAGATACCGCGCCGGGCAGCTGGCAGGCCAACCCGTGGGTCTGGGTGATCGAGTTTAAGCGTATCGAAGGAGCCGGCCATGAAACTGATTAACCGCAGCACACAGTCACCGCTGGCGCGTCAGGCCTGCGACATCGCCCTGGCAGCCCATCAGGAGCGCTACGGCGATTACGGGCGCAGCAAAATGCGGGAGACGTACACAGTGCGGGTTGAAGGCGTAAAGGTCTGGGTGGAGGTGGTGAACCGTAAGGCGAGTTACGTTGCCACGGCGATGACCGGCATGCGCCGCCTGCGATCCTTACCCGGGCAGGCAGCCTGATATTGAAATATCACCGAGAAACCTAAAACAGCTGATGGCTGTGCCGGGTGCGGAGAAATAGCCAGGTCGCCCCGGCGTTCAGTTTAAGTGGAGAAAGGTATGAGCGAAGTAATCATGATGGTATCGCCCGGGAAATGGGTGTCTGAGGAGCAGTTGATAGCTCTGAAGGGGATTAAAAAGGGAACGCTGAAGAAGGCGCGGGAGAAGACTTTTCTGGAGGGGAAAGAATACAAACACGTCTCTTTTGACTGTAGTCCGTGGGATAACAGCCCGTGTTTTTACAACCTGGATGAGATCGACCGCTGGATTGAGCGTCAGGCCTCAGCGAAACCGCGGCGACAATCTGCTTAAATACTCTGACCATCAACCAACGAGGAATCGTTATGAAATACCCAACAGGAGTGGAAAACCACGGCGGCACGCTCAGGCTGTGGTTCATCTACAAAGGGGTCAGAGTGCGTGAAAGCCTGGGGGTGGCTGACACCCCCAAAAACAGAAAAGTGGCCGGCGAGTTACGGACGTCGATCTGCTACGCCATCAAAACCGGAACCTTCAATTATGCCCAGCAGTTCCCCTCCTCCCAGAACCTGGCGCGGTTCGGGGAAGCAAGGCAAGAAGTAACAATCGGGGAACTGTCCGGGAGATGGCTTGCACTGAAGGAAATGGAGGTGGCTGAATCATCGCTCAACACTTACGGTCGAGTCATCACAAATGTTATGGCTATTATTGGGCCTGACACCCTCCTCACCTCAATCACCAAAGAGAGCATGCTGGAAGTCCGGAAGGAGCTGCTGACGGGTTTCCAGATCATGAAGCAGGGGCATAAAACTCCGAAGCGGGGTCGATCCGCTGTTACTGTGAACAACTACATGACCGTGTTGTTCGGTATCTTCCAGTTTGCGGTTGAAAATGGCTACATTTCAAAGTCACCAATGAACGGTGTGGCTCCCCTGCGTGAGTCCCGTCCGGATCCTGACCCCATCACCCGAGAGGAGTTCCCTCGCCTGATTGACGCCTGCCACCATCAGCAGAGCAAGAATCTGTGGGCTATCGCCGTTTACACCGGATTGCGGCCGGGTGAACTGTGCGGACTTGCCTGGGAGGATGTGGACCTGAAAGCGGGAACAATCACCGTCAGAAGAAGCCTGACACAGAAAGGGATCTTCACGCTGCCGAAAACCAATGCTGGCACTAATCGGGTTGTGCACCTGATCGAACCTGCACTCGAGGCATTCAAAAGCCAGTATGAAATGACCCGCCTCTCTCAGGAGCATAACGTAGCAGTTAAGCTGAGGGAGTACGGAAAGAAAGAGTTCAATAAGTGCACGTTTGTTTTCCTGCCCTCCCTGACAGCCAGGGCCGGGAATTACGGTAAGCACTTCTCTATCAACTCCATAGGGAACTCGTGGGATGCGGCGATGAAAAGAGCCGGCCTTCGCCACCGTAAATCGTATCAGTCGAGACACACCTATGCGTGCTGGTCGCTTTCTGCAGGAGCAAACCCGAACTTCATTGCTAACCAGATGGGGCATGCCGATGCACAGATGGTATTTCAGGTTTACGGGAAGTGGATGGAGGAAAACAACCTGGACCAGATCGCATTGTTGAGCTCAAAATTAAGCGACTTTGCCCCAACCATGCCCCACAGCGACAGGACTGCTGCATAA